AAGGAGAACTACCTTGACAGGTTATGTAAGACAATCTGCTGCTGACATCGTCCCAACGGGCGTAGTTCGTGCTGCACCAATTAATAATGAGTACAATGCTCTTCGTGATGCTTTCAGTGTTGCTGGTGGTCATAAACATGATGGCACTGCCGCTGAAGGGCATCCTGTTCCTGTCATTGGTGATAGCGACTTATTGAATAAGATTGCTACTGATACAGCTAACAATCGTCATGGTGTGTTTGTTGAAGTGGCTGCTGCTGCTGTTGAGCAGGTACGCTTTCAAGATGGTGCTATTGTTCCAGTAACAGATAATGACATTGACTTAGGTACAAGTGCTCTAGAGTTTAAAGACTTACACATTGATGGTACAGCCAACATTGACAGTTTAGTTGCTGATACTGCTGACATTAATGGTGGAACAATTGATGCCGCTGTTGTTGGTGCAAGCACTCCTGCTGCTGGTACATTCACTACACTCACTGCTAACACCTCTTTAGTTGCAGCCACTGCTGACATCAATGGGGGTACTATTGATGGTTCTGTTATTGGAGGCAGTGTTACACAGGCTATTACAGGCACTACAGTTACTTCCACTGTTGGTTTTGTTGGTGGCCTTACTGGTAATGTCACTGGTAACACAGCAGGTACACACACTGGTGCTGTTGTTGGTAATGTTACAGGCAACTTAACTGGTAATGTTACAGCATCTACAGGTACATCATCTTTCAATGATGTCACCATCAATGGTGGATTGAACATGGATGCTTCTTCAGCAGCCACCATTACAAATCTTACCTCTCCTACAAATGCTGGTGATGCAGCCACTAAAGGATATGTTGATACTTCTATCAGCAACTTAGTAGCCTCTGCTCCCGGAGTGTTAGACACTCTAGATGAATTGGCTGCTGCCTTAGGCGATGATGCCAACTTTGCCACCACAGTGACAAACTCCATTGCAACTAAACTGGCTCTTGCTGGTGGCACTATGAGTGGTGCTATTGCTATGGGTACATCTAAGATTACTGGTCTTGGTAATCCCACAGCAAATCAAGATGCAGCAACTAAAGCTTATGTAGATACTGCTGATGCATTAAATCTAGCTAAGTCTGGTGGCACAATGAGTGGTGCTATTGCAATGGGGACAAACAAGATCACTGGAATGGGTGATCCTACCAATGCTCAGGATGCTGCCACTAAGAACTACATTGATGTGTTGTTTGGTAGCACCACCACTGCTGCTGCTTCTGCAGCCACTGCAACTACTCAGGCAGGTATTGCAACTACTCAGGCAGGTATTGCAACTACTCAGGCTGGCATTGCCACTACTCAAGCAGGTATCGCTACCACTCAAGCGGGACTAGCTGCTGCAAGTTATGACGCTTTTGATGATAGATATTTAGGAAATAAATCTTCTTCTCCATCAGTAGATAACGATGGTAATGCTTTGCTTACTGGTGCTTTGTATTTTGATACAGTAGCTAATGAGATGCGTGTGTACACAGGTAGTACATGGAAGGCTACTGGTTCAGCAGTTAACGGAACTTCTTCTAGACAGGTTTATACAGCCACAGCAAGTCAGACTACCTTTGCTATTGTCTATGATGTTGGTTTTGTAGATGTTTATTTAAATGGTGTAAAGCTTATTGTCACTTCAGACTTTACAGCCACAAGTGGAACTAACATTGTTTTGGCTACTGGTGCAACGGCTGGTGACATTGTTGACATCGTTGCTTATGGTGCTTTTGATCTAGCCAATACTTACACACAAGCTGCTGCTGATGCTAGGTTTTCTCAGGTAGCTAACAATCTGTCTGACCTAGCAAGTGCTTCTACTGCTCGGACTAACTTAGGTTTGGCAATCGGTACTAACGTACAAGCATACGATGCTGATTTGACTACATTGGGTGCTGGTGGTTCTTCTGCTCGTTCATTCCTTGGTTTGGCAATCGGTACTGATGTACAGGCTTATAACGCTAACACAGCAGTTACCAATTCTGCACAGACATTCACAGCTACTCAGACATTCTCAGGTTCATCATCTGCTACTGCCATTGTCTTAAACGATGCAGCAGAGGTGGCTACAGTATCTGCAACAGCAGCTACTGGCACAATTAACTACGACATTACAACTCAGTCTGTTTTGTATTACACAAGCAACGCAAGTGCTAACTGGACAGTTAACTTTAGAGGCTCTAGCGGTACTTCATTAAATACTTTGATGAGTACAGGTCAATCAATGACTGTGGCTTTCTTGGTGACTCAAGGTGCTACTGCTTACTACAACAACGTGGTTCAAGTTGATGGCACTACATCTGGAGTTACGACTAGGTGGCTAGGTGGTGCGCCTACTGCGGGTAATGCTAGTGGCATTGATAGCTATCGTTATTTGATTATCAAGACTGGTAGTGCGACTTTTACAGTCTTGGCAAGCAACACACAATTTAAGGCTTAACACATGCCATTACAAGCAACTTCTGGTGCAGCTAGTTACGATTCCTTTGGTGGTGGTGCGGCTGCTGTTCCTACTTACATCGAGGATGTGTTTAGCACACACCTTTACACAGGCAATGGCTCTACACAGACCATTACCAATAATATTGACATTACAGGTAAAGGTGCGCTTGTTTGGTTAAAACGTAGAACTGGTGGTACTGGATACCATGTCCTTACAGATACTGCCCGTGGTGCGGGTTTAAATATTTCTACAAACGACACCATTGCTGAATACAACGATGGTCAGCCAACATTTAACAGTAACGGCTTTAACTTAATTAACAATAATCCAGACTACAACGCATCTGCTTCAACTTACGTTTCATGGACATTCCGAAAGCAACCAAAGTTCTTTGATGTTGTGACTTATACAGGAAATGGTACTGCTGGTAGAACTGTTGCTCATAATCTTGGTTCTGTGCCGGGATTTATTGTTGTTAAAAGATTAAATTTTATTTCTGCATGGCCAGCAATACATAGAGGAAATGGAACTAATTGGCAAAGGTTTTGGCTTAACTTAACAAATGCAGGAGCAACCCCTCCTAGTGCAAATTTTTGGGGTGATGGAACTTCTTTTGTTGCACCAACAAGCACCAACTTTACTGTAGGAACAGATTCTGAATTAAATGCTAATGGTTCCCAATATGTAGCCTACTTATTCGCCCACAACGCAGGAGGCTTTGGCCTAACTGGTACAGACAATGTGATTTCGTGTGGGTCTTATACGGGTAACGGCTCAACAACTGGCCCTGTAATTAACCTTGGGTACGAGCCTCAGTGGGTGATGATTAAAAGTAGTAGTGCTGGTTCTGCTGAAAATTGGTACGTATTTGATTCCATGAGGGGTATGGTCAATGGCAGTGGTAATGACGCATACCTTATTCCTAACTTGGCGAATGCTGAGGCGGCAACAATTTTAATTTCTCCAACAGCAACAGGGTTTACTTTAGAAGATGGCAACACGCCTGTAAACAGGACTTCAACCACTTACATCTACATCGCCATACGCCGTGGCCCGATGAAAGTGCCTACTGTGGGGACTAGTGTGTTTAAACCACTCGGAACAAGCCCTGCCTCAACAACATCTGGTGTTGGTTTTCCTGCGGATATGTCATTGGCAAAGTATGCAGTAAGTTCGCAGGACTGGCTTAACAGTTCTCGGTTGACCAATAAAATCTTGTACACCAATTCAACTGGTGCTGAGGATTCAATTTTCGGCCCAGCGGGGCCACAGCCTTTTGATACACAAGACGGCTTTAAGTTGACAGGTATTTCAACAACTGATTATGCTTTTTGGGCTTTTAAACGAGCCCCTAGCTTCTTTGATGAGGTTTGCTATACAGGGGATGGGACGCTAACTCCTATTGCTCATAATCTTACGGTTGCACCAGAGTTGGTGATTGTTAAACGCAGAAGCTCGGCAAATGGCTGGTATGTAAGCCAGTATTTATCAGCGCCTTCATATGGAAAACTTGAAACAACAGCAGCGTTTGTTTCACAGGGAAGCGACTATCCAGTAACTGCAACAACTTTTGTTCCTGTTGCAAACACTAGTGGACAGACTTTTGTCGCCTACCTCTTTGCAACCTGCGCAGGTGTTTCCAAAGTAGGCTCATACACAGGCACAGCCACAACGCTCCAAATCAACTGCGGCTTCACTTCTGGTGCAAGGTTCGTCCTTATCAAGCGCACAGACTCAACTGGTGACTGGTATGTTTGGGACTCTGCCCGTGGCATCGTGGCGGGTAATGATCCTTACTTGCTATTGAACAGCACAGCCGCTGAAGTGACAACAACAGATTACATTGACACATACAGCGCAGGGTTTGAGATTAGTTCAACTGCGCCAGCCGCTATCAATGCAAGTGGTGGAACATTCATCTTTTTAGCAATTGCTTGAGGTAATTAAAATGCAAATCAGAACACAAACAGGACAAGTAATGTACGAAGCAGAATTTCGTGCATACACAAAAGCCAATGGTGGCCCATCATGGGAAACAACAACAACTGAAGTCTTAGAGGCTTTGGGTGCTGATATAGTCTTTGAAGGCGCACAAGCTACTGGTGGAACTGT